CGGTGTTACCAGGCGACACAGATACCGCATCAGTTCAGTCGGTTTGACGGTTGGGTGGGTGTTGCGCCGTTCTGTTTTTCCGCGCTGATATGCATTGTCCGCGGCGACGGCCCGGCCGTCGCCGACCGTTTGGGTAGTAAAATGCTCTAGCCCTTCCTCCCGGTCGGCCTTGCTGGCCTTGGCACAGTAGAAGTACCGCGCCCATTCCTCGTCGAGCCCATCGTGCAGAATGTTCGCCGGCCAGCGGCCATCTATCGGTTTTGGTTCGCCCGCGGGCATCCCTCCCGATAACGATGCGCCACCGCCCCAACCGGTCGGCTTTTCACTCGGTACCCGACACCCATCCACATTGATCGCCCCGGTGCCGTGCCGCAGCACGTTATCCGCCACCGTGCCGACCAGCGGCTTGCGGGCGATGATGATGGGTTCATAGGCGGGCTTCAGTGCCGTCCCTAATCCATCAGGTAGACGCGGCAGACCGCATCCGGAACAAATCGGCCATGCTCCCACAACTTGTGACTCCTGTTGCCCGGCCACAGCTCCAGATTCTCCCGGCAGTTGTTCAGAGGATTGTGGTCGATATGATGTACTACCTCCTTGCGCAGTAGCGTCCGACCAATCCATTGAGCCATGATCAACCTGTGTTCCATTACGTAGCCATCCTTTCTGGCCATTAGCCTCGCGTCTTCCGGCGCTCTCACATACTTCACCGACACATAATTCCCTCTCCTCCTGCGGTGAGTGACCCCTCCCTTCCATGCTGGGTTCTCCGGGCCGAATTTCGGAGGCGGAAAGTTTCTCCCGTCCTTGAGCGGATGTGCCTTGTTCCTGCACGCTCGGCTGCAGAACTTCCCCGCGTTGATTTGTAGCGTCGAGGGTCTCCTGTAAATGGGTGCCCCGCACTGATCGCATATTGTGTTCGGTTTTCTGTTTGGCTGCTTCATGGCCAGACTGTACCATACAACCACAAGTTTTGGTACCCTTGAGGTTGTCGAGGTTCAGGCTTTTTGGGAAACCGGTGGAGTAAAGCCACATCGCCGTGTCGCGGATCTCGAATCCGGCCAGTCGCAGCGCCATGGACATCAGATCTTGCGTGCGCGACCCGGCGAACACCAGGGCATGCCCTCCCGGTTTCAGCACTCGCCGCACTTCCCGCCACACCGACGGCCCTGGTACAAAGCTATCCCAGCTTTTCCCCATGAACCCGCTGCCGGTGTGTTTGTAATCGTCACCGTTCAGCCAGTGCCGCAACACTTCCGCCGCGTCTGGTTCCTTGCTCAACCCATACGGCGGGTCGGTAACCACCGAATCGATGCTATTGTCAGGCATGCCGCGCAACGTCTCAGCGCAATCGCCCTTATGAAGTATAAAATCAATCATTTCCAAATACCGCCCCGGCCAGCCTGCTTTGCTGCGCCTCTTCGTACCTGCGGGCAATCTCCGCGGGTTTCTGCAGGTTAATGTCGGGATGTCCCGACTTGATGAACAGCCGCGGCCGGCCACCACCGTCCAGCGCAGTCGGGTTGTTCACCCGTCCGTCGGCAAGACCAGGATGCCAGTCGTAACCGAGCATCTGCAGCATGCCGCGCCGCTTGTTCGGCGGTACTGCCCGCGCCATCCGTCGTGATTCCAGCAAGTGATTCAACGCAATACTGCTAATCCATCCACCGGCGAACCCTTGCCGCCCTTCGCTGACCGCTTCCAGTATTTCCTGTTCGACCGACCCAAGGCCGTTCATGATGGCTTGCTCGGTCGATGAGGTGGTCGGTGCCCGATGACAGCGCCCAGCCGGATTGAACTCTTCGTCGATCTGATATTTCGCCAGGAAGTCGGCAACGATTGCATAGCCGCCCTCGTCGCGCAGCCATGCGTACAGGTCGGGGAAATAGTCGCCGCCCATACCGTCACGCTCCACATCCTCGGCGCTCTGCTGGGCGGTGTAGAACACGCAATAGCGGCGGTCGTTTCGGGTCTTCCTGATCGCGTCAAGGTGGTTGCTGTTCAAAAGGAAATTCGCGCAGACGTGTACATTCAGCTGATCGACGCCTTTCGGTTCGATAGGTAGCCAGTCGTTCGTGATCAGCGGTTTCAAGCTCTCGACGATTTCGTGCCGGCCGTCCGGATAATAGACATCCTCGATACCGATCACGAGCTTGCGCATCATCCATGAATTGAAGTTCTTGCCGACTTGGTCGGCTTTCGGGAAATGGCAATACTTCATCCCGACCGCATGGGCAACGCACCGGGTCAGGGTCGTTTTGCCGTTGCCTTCGGTGCCTTGGAAGAGCGGCGCCCATTGGAACTTAACACCAATATGCTGAACACAGGCCGCCATGTACGACAAGGCGATCCGTCTGTCCCTCTCATCCGGCAATAGCTTTTCGACCAGCTCGATGAACCGGGACGCATCGCCAGCGCGCCGCCGCGCCTTGACCGGTACGAACGTATTAACAAGCAGCTGACCCTCTTCCTCGGTCATCTCGCCGGGTTTCAGTTCGGGGCGGAATGTCTGTCCCTCTGCAATCGCGTAGCGTACCCCCTGCGACTCGGTGAACGCCTCCCATGCGCTCTTCGTCACCTTGTCGTTACCGGAATCCAGCGCGAACACATAGCCGCCATAAGTCGCTTTGAACTGTTCGGGTTTCAGCAGTACACCCTTGGGTGTGAATACTCTGTGAATATCCTGTACATAAACGCACCCTTTGAAATGCTCGATCTGCTGGGTGATTGCCAGGAACTGAAACCCGCTGACCAGCTCCGGTTCGTAGCTGACCGATATCGGCTGATCGATGGGCGGCACCGGCACTTCGGCGGGTAGTGTAGCGACCGGCATAACCAACCCGCCGGCAAGGTGAACAAGCGTGCCCATGCCGAGTTCAGTCGGTGGGCTGGTCTTGTAATGCCTCCAGCGGGCATCAACGGTATCGCCGCCATCCGTCGGGCAGCGGTCGGACCATTCGCGCCATGCCTCCAGTCCTTCATCGCTCCCACCCGATGCATTGAATATCGCCATGCCAATGCGGTTCCACCGCTCCCAGTCCTGCTCGACGTTCGGGATAGCGGCTAGGGTGGCGCGGATCTGATCGGTACCGCCGGTCGCCCGTTTCGGGATCATGGCGAACGAGTCATAGGCGGCCGCTGCCCTGCTCGCCCGTTCCGGTCCGGTGAACGGGATGTGTTCAACATCGGTCAACTGGTCGAGCGGTGCCCCCTTCGATTGCCACACCCCATAGACCACACCGGCAACCCGGCCGACATAGAACGCTTGCGATGCGGTGAATGACTCCCCGGCCAGCACGCCGCCGAGGATGGTGTTTACCCGTCCGAGCAGTTGATGCCGCTGCTCAAGATCAACTGACTCGGCGAATGGGAGAATGACGCGCCACCGGTGCCCCTTGATGCCGTGGCTGGGAGTCGTAACGATGAACGCCTGCACGCCGACCGCTTGCAGAATACCGGCGGCGTCTTCAGGCGCCAGATCACCAGCATCGTAATCCCCGATGACCCCGGCCACCTCGGCGATGCTGGCATTGCTCCGGACCGCCCCCTTCGCGGTGCGCGACCCGTCGTATCGGTTGAGAGAGATCAGCGGGCAGGCGGCTTTGTTCGGGTATTCTGGCAGTCCATGCAACCAGTCGAAAAAGCCCTGTTGCGACGTGGTGTACTCGACCGCATCGCTGGCCGATAAATCGTTGAAATATGTGAACGTAACATTCGACATGCGCATCCCCTGTAGCGGCAATTAATCCTCGCTGCCGGTGGGCAACGACCAAAACAAAGCGGTGGTGGTTAGCTGCTGCAGGCGTGTTCGAAGGCGCGGCGGCGTAACTCTTCCGGGGCTTTCATGGCGTGCGGATCGCGGCAAGCCATACCGTCGGCCACGATTGACAGGATTTCTCGCTTGATGGCGTGACGCATGACATCGCGTCGGAGCTGGTTCATCGTGCTGAAGTACCGCGTCACCAGGCCCATCGATACACCGGCCTGTTCGGCGATGCCATCACGGGTGATCTGCTGGTAGCCCTTAACTGTTGCCAGTTCAATCGCGGCACTCAGAATGGCTTCCTTGCGTTCATGGGGTGGCAATCTCTTTTTGTTGCTCATGTGTTACTCCTTGTCGTTGGGTAGCTTATCGCTTGTTGTCGGTAGCGTCAATTAAGATCGGAAGGGCGCGGGTTGTCCGGATCATAAGAGCCGACCCGGAAACCGACAAAGCCGCCGATCACCGCTTTTGGGGATGGTTCCCATTTCGGTTTATTATGTCGTTTCTTATAGCTGGGGCGTTTCCGCTGTCTGCATTTGTCACATTCGCCGCAAAGGCATGTTGGTTTTCTCGCCATGGTCATTCCCCTGTATTAGCAAACCGCGCATCGCCGCCCAGCGACACGATCAGATTGATGAACGCCGCCTGGGCCTGTTCGTGTGCGGTTCCGGTGTATCGCCAGTTCGTCGGTTTGACTTCGCGGGCAACGAACTGACCGATAGTCTGACCGACGTGCGCCGGGGTGATCAGTACGGGCCGCAGACCGATCAGATCGCTTGACTTGAACCGTTCGTTCATCTTTTTGCTGTCGTTTGCCAGCCCCCAGCGAATGAACTGTCCGTTCTGCAGGTAGCCCGCACCGACGTTATTGCGCCATAGCCGACCGCCCTCTTTGCTCATTGCGACACGCAAGTCGGTCTGATTGGCCGCTTCGCTGGCGCCCTCCTCGCCGGGGACGGGCTGCAGACCGGTGTCGCCGGTACCGAGCATCTGTCGCAGTTCGGCCACTGCGGCGAACGGTATATTGTGACGGATCGCCCATTCGTGAAGCATTACGGGGGTCATTTAACCCGCCCGCGTGTACCGCGCCGATGGTTAAGCTTCATCTTATCGGCGATTTCCTGTTCGATATCGACGTTAAAGTGATATGCCATATCTAATGTGCGCAATATGATATCGGCTAATTCCTCGCCGAGTTTATCGGTTGGCATTTCACCTCGGCACTCGTTTGCCACTTCGCCGATCTCGGAAGCGATGAGGGCAACGTATTCAAGCGGTTGTTTGTTGTGCCAGCCCATATCCTCTACCCATTTCCATTGCTC